AACAATGCGCTGCAAGCTTTTGGGCCTGTCTTAACGCAAATAAACCAATTCTTAAATTCATCTGCCGGCATAAGCTTTGTTAATGGCATTAATCAGGCATTATCCGTTACTGCTACGCTGGCTGGATATTTAGTCACCGGATTGACTAATTTGGTTAGCTTGATTACCACATATTGGCCATATATAGCAGGCGCATTGGCAGCAGTGGCGGCTTATTATCTGCCTACTATAATCACGCAGTTATGGAGTATGGTGGCCCCGATATTAAAAGCAGCAGGCGCATGGGCATTGGCAAATTGGCCTATATTGGTAATGGCTATTGCTATTGGCGCGGTGATATACGTATTGAATCAATTGGGCGTTACGGCGGATCAGGTATTCGGTTTTATAGGCGGTACCATAGCAATGCTGGTGTCATATGTCTATAATGTTGTAGCTGAAATATGGAATGTTATTGTCAGCTTTGCCGAATTTTTAGTAAATGTATTTATAGACCCTGTATATGCTGTTAAAAAGCTTGTATATGACCTGCAAATGGCGTTTCTTCAATTTGCGCTTAATGCCAATAAAGGCATTGAAGCATTTGTGAATAATTTTGTTTCTACGTTTGCAAAGGGGATAAACTTAGTTATCAAAGGTATAAATTGGCTTATAGACGCCTTGAATAAAATACCGGGATTTAATATAGGTAAAGTTGGCGAGGTATCAGCTACTTCAAAAGTTAATCTAACGTCCGGCATAGAAGCGATGATTAACTCGCTTGAGCCGCCTAAATCGGATAAAAACGTAGTTAATTTCGACAAGGCCAAATTAGCATATATAGACGGTGCTAAAGCATTTCAAAAGGGTTATGACTGGACATCTAATGCTTATAAAGATGTTGCCGGTGCATTAAAAGGCATAGGCAAAGGCGCGGCTGCTCCAGCAGCTCCTGCGGCTGTTAAGGCACCTAATATAGACAAAGTCGGTAAAGTAGATAAAGTCGGCAAGGTCGATGATACAGTGGATATATCCAGCGAAGACTTAAAAGCTTTACGGGATTTGGCTGAAATGAAAAGCATACAAAACTTTGTCACTTTAACACCTGTAGTAAGAGTTACAACCGGGCCTATAAGCAAAGACGTGGACGTGGATACAGTAATAAAACGCATAGAACAATCGCTTGAAAGCGAGATAGCTATATCAGCCCAGGGGGTGTATTCATAATGGATGATTACGGCATATATCTCAGTGTGGGAGATGGCAAGGAAGGATTCCAAATACCGGTTAATCCTGCGCAGATAGAGATAAAAGAAGCCGGGCAGGGCGAGACATATACAATAATATCGCTTGGTGAAATAAACGTGATTAAAGAGGCCAAACTGAGCGAAATTAGCTTTGAAAGTTTTTTCCCGGCTCAGCAGTATCCGTTTGTTGTAGCTGATACGCTGCTTGAGCCTATACAATATGTAAATATGATAAAGAAATGGATAGAAGAGCAACAGGTCGTGCGTTTTATAATGACTGGAACAAGCGATATAAATATGACTGTTTCCATAGAAAATTTTACATGGAGAGAAAAAGCCGGGGCGGTAGGCGATCTGGAATACGAGTTGTCATTGAAGAAATATGTTTATTATGCACCAAAAAAAGCAGTGATCCAAAAAAGCAGCAGCAACCAAGTAAAAGCATCAGCGCCCGCTAAAAGCACCAGGCCAAATACAAGCAAAACACCTTCAACCTATACGCTCAAGAAAGGCGACACATTGTGGAGTATTGCACAAAAGTATTTAGGCAGCGGCACGCGCTGGCGTGAGATAGCTAACTTAAACGGTATATCTGATGCGCAAACGCGCAAGCTGCCTATTGGGTTAGTAGTTAAGCTGCCTGCAAAGTAGGTGGTATAGTGCTTGAAATATTGCTGGATAACAGAGACGGCGATATATGGGATATAGCAGAACTTGTGTCGTCGGTATCATGGCAAACAACGCGTATAGGCAAGCCCAGCCAGCTTAATTTGACACTGATTAAAGATGCCGATAAAAAGCTAAAGGCTGAAACAGGCGCGGTGATACGCGTTAAAGCTGATGATAAAGGCATTTTCTATGGCTATGTGTTCACAAAAGAACAAAGTCAAAAAGATGAGATAACGCTTACTGCATATGACCAAATACGCTATTTGCAAGCTAACGATACTTACGTATTCACCGGTGCAACTGCTACAGATGTTATAAAGCGTATTGCATCTGATTTTGAGCTCAAAACCGGAACGCTTGAAGATACGCGCTACAAAATACCTTCTATGGTGGAAGATAACCAGAAACTGTTGGACATCATTTATAAAGCTTTAGATTTGACGCTTATCAATACAGGCCAGATATATGTATTCTATGACGATTTTGGATCATTGACGCTTAAAAATGCTAAAAGTATGGCGCTTGACACCATAGTAGGCGATGAGAGTTTGCTATATGAATATAGCTATAAACGAAGCATAGATGATGATGTCTATAACCGGGTTAAACTGGTTAAAAACAATAAAGATACCGGCAAGAGGGATGTATATATTGCGCAGGATAGCGCCAATATTGCTAAATGGGGCAGACTGCAATTATATCAGACAGTTGATGAAGGCTTAAATGAGGCACAGATTAAAGAGCAGTTAGACAGGCTTATGCAGCTTAAAAACCGGGAGCAAATAAAGTTCAATTTAACCGCATTAGGCGATATCTCAGTTAGAGCGGGATGCTATATTCCGATATTTTTGAGCGAGCTTAGCATTGGCAAATATTTTTTGGTTGAAGAATGTACGCACAAATGGGAAGGTAAGCTTTATACAATGTCTTTGGAAGTGAAGGTGATTTAATGGCATTACTCGAGACGATCAAAAAAGCCGGATTGGGCGCTATAGACGCTACTAATCCGGTTAATGTTTTATTTGGCACTGTTACAAGTGCTCAGCCGCTTAAAATAAATGTTGAGCAGCGCTTTGTGCTGAATAAAGATAACTTAGTCATATTAAAGCATTACGAGCCTGCTGCTGGAGATAAAGTGGTATTGCTCCGAGTTCAAGGCGGCCAGCAATATGTAGTTATAGGTAAGGTGGTGTGAAATGATACTACCGGACAGCATAATTGCGCCAGATGATGGCGCCATAAACGTTGAGGCTGCGACAGATAAAACATACAAGATAGATTTCAGCAAAGGGCGCGTAATGGGCTATGCGGATGGGATAGAAGCAGTTAAACAAGCAGTGGAAAAGATATTGCTCACCGAACGATTTCAATACTTAATATATGATAGCGATTACGGCGTGGAACTGGAAAGTCTAATAGGCCAACCTCAAGGATACGTGAAAGCTGACATAAAAAGACGTGTTACAGAGGCATTGATGCAAGACGACAGAATAAAGGATGTGACTGATTTTGATATACAATTCGAAGGGGATATAGTTAATGTGAGCTTTACAGTTATGTCGGCTTATGGCAATCTCAGCGAGGAAGTGAGTATAAATGTTTGAGCAATACACGTATGAAGCCATATTGCAGCAAATGCTCGATAATGTTCCAAACACTGTGGATAAAAGGCAAGGAAGCATTATATATGATGCCCTGGCGCCTGCTGCGATTGAACTGGCACAGATGTATTCGGATTTGGACGTGATAATCAGGCTGGCATTTGCAGATACATCAAGCGGTGAATATTTAACCCGGCGTGCTGCTGAAGTAGCTATTATCAGGAAATCAGCTACTAAAGCCCGCAAGAAAGGTCTTTTTTATGATAGCAATAATGCATTGATGGATGTTCCTATAGGCTCACGGTTCAGAATTGATGATCTGGTTTTTAAAGCAATTAGCAAGCTGGATGATGGCTTTGAGATGGAATGCGAAACAGCAGGTGCTGTAGGCAATGCCCCCGCAGGCGATATGCTTCCTATAGATTATATAAACGGTTTGAGCAGAGCCGTACTTGCGGACATCATAGAAAGCGGCGCAGATGAAGAAGACGACGAAAGCTTAAGACAGCGATATTTCGATAACTTGCGCGGCCAAGCGTTCGGTGGCAATATAGCAGACTACAAACAAAAAGTGCTCGCTATAGAAGGTATTACAGCTGTAAAAGTGTATCCGGTTTGGGATGGTCCGGGTACTGTGAGACTTGTTATATTAGGAGCAAATTATCTTCCAGCTGATACAGGACTTGTTGATAGAGTACAAGAGCTTGTGGATCCTCCCCCTCAAGGCGAAGGGTACGGCATCGCGCCTATTGGCCATATTGTAACTGTTCAAAGCGCCGCTGCCGCGACTCTTAATGTTGAAACTACATTAACTCTTGATACCGGATATACAACAGAGAGCATCTTGTCAAGCGTTATCTCTAAATTAGAATCCTATTTAGATGAACTTCGCCAAGGGTGGCAGAACTCAGGCCCTATTATAGTGCGTATAGCGTTGATAGAAGCTCGTGTGCTTGAAGTTCCAGGCATTCTTGACATAACAGATACAAAGATAAATGGCAATTCAGCTAATATGGTATTAACAGATGACCAAGTACCGGTTTTGGGGCAGGTGATGCTTAATGCCTGATGATATTAGGGAATATTGGGTTGAAGAAATAGCAAATTTATTGGAATTTGACTTACTGGCTGATATAGAAAATTCTGAACTTAATAAAGTTAAACAAGCAATTGATGATTTGTTAAATGACCAATTCATTGAAACTGCTACTGAATACGGGATCGCAAAGCGTGAGGCAATATTGAATATTATTCCCTACGGCGACGATACGCTTGAGACAAGGCGATTTCGAGTAGCAGGCAAATGGATGAATAGGTTACCATATACTATGCGCATGTTGCAGGAAAGGCTTGATGCTTTGTTAGGCGCTGGATGTTATGAAATAACACTGCATAAAGAACCATATACTTTACAAATTAAAATAGAGCTTATCGCCAAGCGGCAATTTGAAGCAGCACAAAATATGATAAGCGAGATAGCGCCGGCCAATTTAAAGCTTATAGTTGAACTGCGCTATAACCAGCATATCAAGCTTAGCAATTTAACCCACGGGGCCATGAGCTCTTATACTCACGCCGCTTTAAGAGAGGAGGCTTTTAATTGAATACAACACCTAAATTAGGACTAAGAAAGCCAGCGCAAGAAGATTTCTATAATGTTGACGATTTCAACTATAACGCTGACATTATAGATGTTAATGCTGATATGGTAAATACGGAACTCGCAAAACGCATAATTAATGTTGGTAATACCCCATCTATCCAATCCGGCCTAGACGCGGAAAAGCCGGTGGCTGGCACGCTGGGCAGGCTGTATATTGCTACTGATACGCAGATAATATACAGAGATAACGGTTCGACATGGGTAAAAGTTGGCGTTGTGAGGTGGAACGATATAGATGGTAAGCCCACTACATTCACACCAAGCGCACATACTCATGCTGGAACAGACATAACGTCAAAGGTATCATCTGCGGCTTCGGCTGATAGCGTACCTTGGTCTGGTGTTAGCGGCAAACCCGCTACATTTACGCCGTCTGCCCACAAATCCACTCATGCGACCGGTGGCAGCGATGCATTGACCGCATCTGATATAGGCGCTGAAACGCCAACTGGTGCTCAAGCCAAAGTAGATGCTCATGCTGCAATCACCGTACAAACTGGTATTCACGGATTGCGATATTACAACGATATCCTGCAATTTTTTAATGGTACTGAATGGATTGAAATTGAAACAGGAGGTGGTGGAGTTCCGCCGTCTAATGTAATAAATCCAACAATTAGTATTGGGAATGGACAACTTACAATTAAGTGGACTGACCCAAACGATACTGTAATTGATGGTCAACTGATATCAACATGGGCGGGAACAAAGCTTGTAAGGAAGGTGGGAAGCTTTCCTGTTAATGAAAAGGACGGGATACTTCTTGTTGATAATAAAGTAAGAGGCGCTTATGCTATCAATGGATTTGTTGATACTGGATTAACTAATGGTACAACTTATTATTATCAATTGTTTCCTTACAACGATTTAGGTGCAGTCAATAGAAACGTTGCAAACAGACTTTCAGCCACACCACAGCCCTTTAAAATCTTTGGTGTTAGGATTGACCTTACTAACAGTAATCCAGCATCAGCAGTAACTTATACTGATGATGCAGTTGGAATGACTGCCGGTTCTTCTGCATGGGATAGTATGGCAATATTCAAGGACATAAAACCTTGTGTACTTAAAAATGGTGTTGTTCAGTATTATTTGAATCCAAATGATTTTACCAAGAAGGCTGATGGAAGTGCTGCTGACATAACGTCAGGTAATGATGGGGATGTAATGATTGAGATTCCAAAGACAGGATTCAGCATCACAACTAATGGTAATTACATTGATGTAAAGGTAACGGATAATCCAAACAACGCTGCTTTTAAATATTATGCACATTCCAGGGCTGCTGAAGGGGATAGACAAAAGCTTTATATTGGTGCATACAAAGGTTATAAAGACGGTTCAAATAAACTTCGTTCTTTGAGCGGTAAAGCACCAACTGTAAGCCAAACCATTGGAACATTTAGAAGCCAAGCACAAGCTAATGGAAGCGGATATGACATGCTTTCTTTCTATCCTCTAACATTGATACAATGCTTGTACTTGATTAAATATAAAAATCTTGATTCACAAACCGCTCTTGGGCAGGGTTATGTTGGCGGAACTGCTGCACAAAATACAGGTGCGACTAATTCCAGCGGGATGTGTTATGGTAGTACAAGCACAACCAGCAGAGTAAAATTATTTGGTATTGAAGATTTCTGGGGGAATATATGGGAATGGATTGATGGATTATACAGTGATGCAAGCAGAAACATATTAACAGCTTTTCAGAACTTTAACGATACTGGGAACGGATATACAAACAGAGGACAGGGCGCAACAGCAGATATTGGCGGATATATGAGCAAACCGCAAGGGACAAGCGAGTCTGGATTCGTCATTAAAGAAGCTGCTGGCTCGAGCACGACTTATTTCGCGGATTATGCGAATTTGTCTGCTGGCTTTTTGCCTATTTTCGGCGGTGTTTGGGCTGATGGTGCTGCTGCGGGTGCCTTTCTTCTTCATGTGTACTATTCCGCGTCGTATTCTGGTGCGATCGTTGGCGCTCGCTTGATGTACCTATAAACTTAATATGGGCAACTAATTTAGGTGGAAATATACACATAAGATTATACGAATTTGTATACTAGCTATTTACCTATTTTCAGCAGTAATTGGAATAATGGTACTAATGCAGGTACCTTTCATCTTAATGTGAACAATTCCACGTCGAATTCTAATGCGAACATTGGCACTCACTAAATGTTTTTAAGAAAAAAGTGCTTTGGTTGCCCTGCCACAAGGATGGCTGAAATGGTGCGATAGTTATAGACTTTCAAAGAAGTATGTTAAACCAATCCAAAAGTATTTAGATGATTATTATAATACAAAAATTAAAAGAAAGAAGGTTGTACAGACATGAAGGATATAGGAATTGTATTTGGTAGCGCTAAACAGGCTGTCCCTTTGATTGTTGGCAAAGATACTGTTTATGTCCATTCTGACATTCAGCAGATTTTAGAAGATAACGAAGGAAAGCCTGTTACTAATTTGTTTCAGTATCACGAAATCCAATATGATAAGGATGAATATATCAAACTTATAGCAGAAAAAAATGCGGATTTGGGACGTCAATTAACCGATACGCAGCTTGCTTTAGTTGAAATCTATGAAAGCGTGGTGGTATAGATGGCAAAAATTTATGCTTATTTAATTCTAAAAGGACTTAAAACTCTTGACGATGTTCCTGAAATAATTAGAGCCGAAGTGCAAGCAATATTGGATAATGAGGCTTAAGGCCACTTGAATAATTTATGACAGAAAGGATAACGGCCGATGAGTGAAAATGAGTGGTACGACAACAAACAGCTTTATGAAATGCTGCAAGACGTCAAAAGCGATATAGCAGTAATGCGCAAAGAAATGGCCGAGACGCGGACACTGATAAGAGACTACAATGGATTGCGCGAAAAAGTAGACGAAACATGTGAGAGAATCGGCAAAGTAGAAAGCTCTATGACTACAATAAAATGGCTCATACCAATAATCATAACAGGTATGGGCCTTGTTTTTACATTTTTGAATTTCATAAAGTGAGGCGATAATATGGCATATAGAATATTCATTGATCCGGGGCATGGTGGAAAAGACCCGGGGGCAATAGGGCCTACTGGATTAAAGGAAAAAGATGTTAACCTGGACATAGCAAAAAGGTTAGGGGAATTGCTCAAGGTAAATGGTATAATGGTAAACTATACTAGAACAACGGATATATTCGTTGACTTGGGAGAGAGGGCGGCCATAGCGAACCGTTGGGGCGCTAACTATTTCGTGAGTGTGCATTGCAATGCTTTTACTGATAGACAAGCGAACGGAGTAGAAACATATTGCTATGACTTCGGAGGCGAGGGAGAAAAACTAGCTAGGAAGGTACAAGCCGCCGTCGTAAAGGCAACCGGCCTAACAAGTAGAGCAGATGTGAAAAAGGCCGGCTTTACGGTATTGGAAGAAACCGCCATGCCGGCTATATTAGTTGAGACGGCTTTTATAAGCAATCCGGCCGAGGAGAAAAAGCTAGCGACGCCAGCTTTTAGGCAAACGGTAGCGGTAGCTATAGCGAAAGGAATATGCGAATATTTGGGTATAGGTTTTATAGAGGTCAAACCGCCGGCTAAAGATGATAATGCGCCGGACGGTAAACTCTATAAAGTACAAGTAGGAGCTTTTAAGAACAAGGCTAACGCCGAGGCCTTGTTGCAAAAACTTAAAAAAGCCGGTTTCGACGGCTTTATAAAATTAGAATAGGAGGTGATATGATGGAAGTTTATGATGTGGCAATAATCCCCATTATTGTTGGTGTTGTGGAGCTATTGAAGCAACTGGGATTACCAACTAAATTCTCGGCGCTTGTTGCGGCTATACTTGGGATAGTGATAGGCATTGTATATGTAGCGCCGGGCGATATATTACGCGGGGTATTAGTTGGTTTGTCGTTAGGGCTGGCCGCTAGTGGGCTATATAGCGGTGTCAAGAATACGGTAGAAGGCGTAAAACATGAATGAGAAATTGGCAAATGAAATAATTGGCGATTTATCGAACATATGGTATAAATATAATGACGCTTTCGAGGAACCCGTATATGCTTCTTACGTTTTATGGTATCTAAACAAGGTTCAAAAGCTAATTTGGGATGAGGTAACGGCTCAAAAATGCAAACCGCCACCAGACGCACGAGATTAAGCCACATTGATTTAATGAGGGCGTCTGGTATGATTATATTACCTATGCTCACAAAAGCGCTCTACGGGCAAATATGAAAGAGTTTTTACGCCACTATTTGTAGAATTTGTTGCGCATAGTAACAAGCACAAAACATTGTAACTCCCCCCTATAACGGGGGGGTATTTTTTTGCCTATTTTTACATAATACATATGGACACTTCAATTATTCGTGCAACCTCACCAAAAAAGTTTGTTGAATATTTTTTATAAAAAATGCTTGACAATATAGGTATAGTAGCGGTATAATTATAATGTAGTCAGGGAGGGGAACTTCCCCGGCTAACAAAATAAATTTTATAGGAGGACGTAACAATGTCTTACAACAAATACTACACAAAGGATTCGATGGATGGATGGAAACACATGATATGCGTCGACGAGAGCGATATAGAAGTCGACGAGAACGGCAAGGAAAGCGTAACGTATTGGAACGGTAGCAACTATGAGGAAATAGTCCTAACAGACGAATACGGCAACATTGAGTGGAATGATGATACTGAGCTCTTAGGCGGTATGATAGCCATAGACATCAGATTAGTAAATACAGGAAAAGAAGTTTTATACCGTCTAACCGATGGTACCACGGCGTTAGTGGTAACATCGTATTATGAGCCGCTAACTTATACCATGTATGAGTTGCCTAAAGGCATAAACACAATCGATGAAGCGATAGCTTACATGCAGCCCAGATGTTAAAACAACGGCCGGCCGGTAGCCGCAAATACCGGCACAATAAAATTATTTTAGGAGGAACTAAACAATGGCTAACAAAGACATAAATAGAAAAAAAGCCGGATGATGTAGCCGAGCTTAAAGAGGCTAAAAAAGCGGTATATCTCTTTAGAAAAGCTAACAAGATATATTAATCGCCCCGACGAGGCCGGATGGCTGCCGGCCGAAACGCCCTTTTAGGGCGTCGGCGAAAGCTAAAAAAAATAAAAATCTAGGAGGAAACAAAAATGGCGAATAAGTATTTTATAAAAAATGATAATCACGAGGCATATAACTTCGTGGAAACGGACAATGTAAGTTATAAGATTTACATTAACGAGTTAGTATATGTTAAAGAACGACACATTGATGACGTAACGGCATATAGGTATGGCGACAATGCCGAGATAGACGCCGACGCCGCATATGAGTATATACTAGCCGGCGACGACATGTTCACGGATGATGAAATAAAGGCAATAAAAGAAGGAAACGCGGCCGGTAGCAAACTTGAGGATAGCATAATAGAAAAGATGAAGATGTATGGCATAAGTGCGGACCTAATGCCGGTACACAAGGTTATTGAATATCCCGAAGGTACCGAAATGAAGGAGGCCGAGATTGATAGGTGGTTAGATGTAACCGATAAGTTCGACGGCATGGAGAAGATATGCCACAAAACAATAATTGGTGGGTGCAATTCATTGTTCAAGCTAAAGGACGGTCGCAAGATATATATAATAACATTGGATGACGAACTACCGTTCGAGACGATGTATTTCGTGCCCGAATATGTGGAAACTATAAGGGATGCCGAACGGTATATAACCGAGGACATAATATAATTAGGATAGTTATAAACAACAAAATACGGCTTGCCGGGAGCCGAAATCCCGGCAACAACAAAACAAGGAGGATGCATAAAATGCCTAAAAAAACTATATATATAAAGGACGACGAGGAGTTCATATATGAGCAAGCCGAGAAACTAACCGGCAAGAACATATCACGCGTTATAGTGGATGCGTTGAGGGATTATATAGGACGGATAACCACAAACGAGATAACGCTTGCTGTAGGTCCTCATGACAAACCAAAAAACATTGTTTTTAATGGTGTAAAGGTGGCCGAACATAAGGAGGACGCCCACGAATATTCGATATACAAAACAGCAAGCGGCAAATTCGTAATAGCATGGAAATTAAACAACGTATTAGATTACGTTTTAGTTGACGACATGCCTAACATAGGAACCATACTATATGGTACCGTAACGGGATTACCATATGAATTCGGTATGCGCGAGCAACACTATATAAAGTTGTAACAATAAGTAGCAAAAAATATTTCAAAAAACGCTTGACACATACGTATATTAGCAGTATAATTAAGATGTAATCAAGATAACGCTTGATTAACAATAAATAAATTTTATAGGAGGAACTACAAATGTTCGATACAGTAGATTTTTTAGATATGGAAGGCGGCTATATAGCAAGGTGGCATAAGGGTACTAATTATGCCGAACTATTAAACAGTCGCGAAGAACAGCTAATAGCATTTAAGGTATCTGATGATGAATGCCCAACGTTCAAGCAGGCAGAGCAAGGGGCAAAAGACTTTTTTGAACTCTATAAATATATAGCTAAAAAGAATTACTGGGAAGATTAAACTGCCGGCCGGCCGGGAGCCGATAATCCCGGCAATAAAAAAATAGGAGGAACAAAACAATGTATAAAAACAAATATGTGGCAAGGATTGAAATAGCAAGTAAAGACGAATTGGAAAACATAAATTATAATTACTTGTTCAAGCGATATGTGGACCTCAAAGAATACGATAGGTTAGTAATATTTTACAAGCTATTTGGTGCATTAGAAGTCGAACAAGACCTAACATTTTTTAGCGAACTGGATAGGCTAGTAAGCGCTCAAGAAAGGAGAAATAAAAATGATAAGAAAGCATAAAAAGATTAAGGATGATATAGTAGAGATAAACCGTAAAGATTTATTACACGTCTTAAATAGTTTGCAATGGTTAACGTTAGCGGCATATGACGGAAAAGAGATAAGCCGCGACGATATAAACGATACCTACAAAAAACTAATAAAGAGTGTAAAGGAGGGAACGAAATGATAAACCGCAAGCAGGCAATAGAAATGCTCAAGGTAGCAGAGGTAGCGCTCCACAATAATGGTGATCCGTGTATATATCAATACTGTAATCATGTCGATATATCCCGAGGCGACTACATGGGCATTGCAGAGCCGGTACGCAACCATGCGGCGCGTATCGTATTAGACAGCGAAGAGCTCCGAGATTTGCTTAACCCTTATATGTGTGATTTTAAATCCGCCGTAGATGCGGTTATAGAAGTTTGCAACGGTGAAGATATATAACTGCAACAAATTGTAGCAAAAATATTTTATAAAACGCTTGACACATACGTATATTAGCAGTATAATTAAGATGTAATCAAGATAATGCTTGATTAACAATAAAACTAGGAGGAACAAAAAAATGGTTAAGATTAACGTATTCTTTAACAGCGATAGCCAAGATATGGAAAGGTTTTTATCGGATTTAAGGTTAGCTTTCTACTTCGGCGCTGGACTAGTTGAGACTGACTGGAACGATAACGAAGGCACGGCGCTATTGGTAAGTGACGATGTCGTATCTCACGTTGAGAAAATAGCTGACGAATATAATTTGACAGTAGTAAAGTAAGACAACGGCCAGCCGGCAGCCGTAAATGCCGGCAATATAAAATTATAGGAGGAACCAAAAATGTACGATAACTTAATCGACGCCTTAAACGAATATTCAGTAGAACAGTTAGAGGAAATAAAGCAACATATCGATAAAATGATACGTGATAAGAAATCGAGCAACGCACCCGAATTTACGTTTGAGTTTAATGCTACTTCAGACCCGCGTAAAGGTAAGCCATATGTAGCTAGGCTTTACTGGGCAGATGGTAAATTGCAGAGAGCATTTAAGGATTTAAACGTAACGTGGGGTAAAGGCGAAGTTACAGTATCAGGCACTTACACAGCTAAAGCTGGAGACGTTATTGAGAAGCGCGAAGGAGGAAGCTGGAAGAACGATTATCGCTGGTGGTTTTTAGTTACTGAAAATGGAGAAGAAGTAATGGTGGCAGATATAGCAGATAGTAAAGCCAAGAATAGAGTACAATATTACCTGCAAGGCAAGGTAGACGCAAAGGCGCTACTTGAAAAATAAAAATGACGGCTTGCCGGTAGCCGATAATCACCGGCAATATAAATACTAGGAGGAATAAAAAATGGATAAGATAGCAAAGGTAGAAACCACAAAAAAAGGTTACCCTGCATTATGGGAATGCGGCGGCGGTTACACTTCAACCGGAGGCTGTACGATAATCGCAGGTAAACAAGGAGAGAGGCTAAATCCGGTTTATGTTAGACACGGCGGTTCATTATCTTGTAGCGACCATGCGTTATTAATAGTAGATGTTGGATATCATATTATCCAAGCAGCACACGAACGTGGAGATTATGAAATCGATATATACAGGATAGATAATTTTGACAAAAACGAAAAAGATGGTAAATATGCTAGATTAACATTAACAAACCAGTATTCAGAAGGCGAATGGGATAAAGAGCCTGAAAACTGCATGATAGAAGCTATTCATGCAGCAAAAAAGAAAGCTAACTGTTACCACTGCCGAGAGCCACACTATGTTAAATATCCAGATGAATAAAAACATCCGGCCGCTATTTACGGCCGGATTACTTATAGAGAAAGGAGGAGATGGTTGCTATGGCCAACTCCGGCAACTTTGGGTATACAAGCGCTAATATTATTATAAGCTATACGTTAGCGCGTGTCAACAGCTATGATTGAAAATAACTATTGACAAAGCATATGATATGCAGTATTATAAAGATAAAAGGAGTGATAAAAGATGAATAAATTTGAACTTGAACGTAGAAAGTTAGGGTTAACTCAAAGAGAGCTTGCAGAGAAGATAGGCATGTCGCGTGTAGAGATATGCAACATAGAACATGGTAAGGTTATACCTAGGCCATCTACGTGCAAGAAACTGGCAGATTTATTCGGAATAGATGTTTCCGAATTGTTCGGCTGGAAAGCAGATTAACTTGGAGGTGAAGAAATGGCCAACATATCTTGGATAAAACTAAGCGTTGATATGTTCGATAATCGAAAGATTAAACAAATAAGAAAATTGCCAGATGGAGATAAAATTATATTATTATGGGTAATGCTATTAACCCTTGCTGGCAAATGCAATATGCATGGTTATATAATGCTTACCGAGAACATACCTTATACTGCTGAAATGCTGTCGGCAGAGTTTGATATGGAACTAAATACTGTAAAAATGGGGTTAGAAGTATTTAGCAGATTTAATATGATTGAGCTTGATGATAACATTGTAAAAATTAGCGGATGGGAGGAACACCAAAACATAGAAGGCATGGATAAAATACGGGAACAAACAAGAGCGCGTGTAAGTGCTTATAGGGAAAGGCAAAAACTTTTACAGCAATCTCAAGAACAAGAGGAACAACAAGAAGATTGTAACGTTACTGTAACGTTACGTAACGCAATAGATAAGAATAGAATAGATAAGAATAAGAATAAGAATAAGAATAAGAATATATATAATGAACAAGTAGTTCAAATATTTAATTTTTACAAAGAAACATTCGACGGATATTTTAAAAGATTAAGTTTAACGGATGGTAGAAGAACGAAGATTGAGGCTAGACTAAAGGATGGATATACTGTAGACGATATATGTATAGCAATAAAAAACATACGGAAGTCAACATTCCATTGCGGCGATAACGATAAACATATGTTTTATGCCACTCTAGAGTTTATCTGCCGAAATAGCGAAACATTAGAAAAGTGGATAAATGCGGACAATGTTATGAAGGAGGATAATAAATATGGACAGGGAAGACCGTCAAGCAATGCTGGAGGCCGAAGAGAGAATGCAATCGCAAGCGACAAGCTCTTTACAAGAGGTCTTGACTAATATGATAACCTCAGATGAGGCTAAAGAACGTGGAGTATCTGACATAACAGTAGAGCCGATTAAATGTAAACATTGCGGAGCTCTGCTTCAACCGGTTGGAATATTCATAGATACTCAGTTAAGGAAAAAATGGATTCACATGCGTTACCAAGACTGCGAATGCGAAGGGGCTAAAAATGAACGTGAAACACAACGCAGACAGGAAGAACAACGAAAAAAAGAAGAGGAAGAGGAAAAGTATCGTGCCAGAATAGCTAATATGGTTAAAACTAGTAAGCTTGGTAAACGGTTTATAGACCGCACGTTTAGCAATTTTAAGGTTAATAATAAAAATAAGGCAGCGTTTGATACGGCTTATAAATATGCTAACGAATTTGAGAAATACTATAAGGATGGAATGGGGCTTATATTTATAGGCAATTATGGAACAGGTAAAACACATCTTGCAGCGGCTATATGTCATGAAGTCATTAAGCAAAACTATCAGCCGATATTCGGAACAACGATAACGTTACTAGGAAATATTAAGGCAACGTATGATAATTTTTATGTTGAAACTAACGAAAACACTATAATAGAACGATATGCAAATTGCGACTTATTAGTTATAGACGACCTAGGCAAGGAACGGCCGACCGAATGGGCTGTGGAAAAACTTTATTACATTATAAACTCAAGATACGAAAATTGTTTACCAATTATTATAACGACTAATTATGGAATTGATAAACTTATAAATCGCTTAACAGTAAAAGATAACATCGAAACAGGAGAAGCTATTGCTTCAAGGATATATGAAATGTGTAGAGGAGTTTATATGGATTGGGAAGACTATAGGAGGATATAATTATGAGCATATCAGAAATAAACGTTGAGGTTATTGAAGGTACGGTTAAAGACGATAGCAGCATAAACATACCTAAATGCTGGATATGCAAAGATACTGGAATTGTTATTTATAACAAAAAAACAGAACAAGGCGAATATGAGTACGTAGCGCATTGTGTATGCGATGAAGGTAATAAATACGAATATGCTGGGCAGATGTGTAAGGATTATAAAAGCAATTATTATATACCATCGATTGCCGAAGTAACCGACCCTGAAACGATAGCTAAAGAAAATATATCTGATTTTTATAGGCGAAACAATGAAAACGTAGAAGTTATAAATAAACTAAAAATAATAGCGGAAATGAGGTGATAACAATGCAAGAGCTTATTATTGATGATGAATTTAAAAGCTACATGCGCCCATTAAGCGATGAAGAATATAAGAAGTTAGAAGAAAGCATTTTAGCCGAAGGCATACGCGAGCCATTAGTGATATGGAAT